ACACCCGGCATGGGGCAAAGGTCAATCAGATGAACAATATAAAAAAACAGAACATCCAATAATATATGAAAAAGACAGACAAACATACATCAACAGAGCAGCAAAAAACTTTTATTTATAATTATGTATTCACAGAACAACGAGGAACAAATAATACTAAACTACTTCTCAGAAAAGAAGGGAACTTTTTTGGATATAGGTGCAAACGATGGTGTTACACTATCTAATGTAAGAGCATTAGCAGAATTAGGATGGAAGGGCGCATTGATTGAGCCATCCAAAATTAGTTACGATAAAGCAGTAAAAAATTACAAAGATTATAAATGGATTAATATTTATAATTGCGCTATCTCAGATAAAACAGGTCATTTTGATTTCTATGAATCAGGTGAGCATTTAGGCAATGGAGATCATTCGTTAGTTAGTTCATTGAAAGAAGATGAAACTAAAAGATGGAGTAAAGAACAGTTTATAAAAACAACTGTAAATACTTTTACGTTTATGGATTGGCTTTTACTAAGTCATTATTCAAAGTTTAATTTTATTTCAATAGATGCTGAAGGATATGATTATGAAATATTGACTCAAATAAATTTAACTAATCGAGAAACTGAATTGATTTGTATTGAGCATAATGGTAAAGATTTAATTAAGTATGTAGAATATTGTGAGAAGTTTAAGTTTAAGGTTATAAATATAAACAATGAAAATTTAATAATGGGATTATGAAATTGTCTATATTGATTCCAACTGTTCCAAGAAGATTCAGTTTTTATACTGAATTAATTCAACATATCAATAAACAAAAGACTGATGAAGTTGAGGTTATAACTGACATGGCAGATGTTGGAGTAAAGACAACTGGTCAAAAAAGAAATGACTTATTGAATAGCGCACGTGGGCAATATGTTTGGTTTGTTGATGATGATGATTGGATTTCAGATACAGCCATTGAAGATATATTAAATGGAATAGAAAACAATCCAGATTCATTTGCTATCAATGGAACTTGGTCTGAGAATGGTCAGAATGTTACTCAATGGTTTATCAGTAAAGACTTAGAATATTGTGCATCAACATTAAATGGTAGGGAAGTATTTTTAAGACCGCCTAATCACATTACACCAATGAAAAGAAGTATTGCATTACAAATAATGTTTCCGAATAAATCAAACCAAGAAGATTATGATTTTTGCATGAGGTTAAAACAAAGTGGACTCATAAAAACGGAATATAAAATTGATAAACCTATTTACGATTATAGGTATTTAAATTATAATAAACTTTATGTATGAGAATAGCAGTTGTTACATTTGCAAATAACGGATATTCAGAGTTGGTTAACCGACAACAAACGGAATTTAAAAAGTATTTAGATTGCGATTATTTTCACTTTTCAAATTTTGAGGAAATCAATTCACCAAATCATTCAGAAATACCTTATGCTTTCAAACCTTATGCAATTAAAAAAGTTAAAGACTTAGGTTATGATATTGTTTTGTGGGCAGACAGTCCGGTATATCCAGTTAAAAAACTAACAGCTATATCAAATAAGCTAAAAACAAAAGGAGTTTTATTAGTTGATAATGTTGGTTGGTCAATTGCAAGTTACACAAATGATAAATGTTTGGAACTATTGCAAATGGATAAAAAGAAAGCTGAGAAATCTAAAATGGTAATGGCTTGTTTTATGGCGTTTGATTTTAGAACTGAATTGGCAAATAAAATATTTGATGAATATTATAACCATGCAACAAGTGGAGCATATAATGGAGAGTGGAGTAATCACAGGCATGACCAATCAGTAATAAGTATTTTAGCTGTTAAACATAAAATAAGATTAACACATCCTAAAACAATTATATGTTATGCAAATGAACCAACTCATACATGGTTAGAAAATTCATGTTTAATTAGTAATAGAAATAAATAAAATAAAATATATGAAAAGAGTAATAATCAATGTAGCAATAGGTGAACCATATACTGCCTATCAAGATAGATTAATTGAATCTATAAAAAAATATGGATATGATTATATATCTTGGAAAGATGAATTACCGATAAATTCAAAATCACATGAAACATCAATGTATGGATTTAAAATGTATGCATTTCAAGAAGCATTTAAGAAAGGATATGAATCAGTATTATGGTTAGATTCTCCGACTGAAATACTTGGTAATATAGATTTTATTTTTGAAGAAATTGAAAAACATGGAGAGGTTGCATATAGTACAGATGCCAAATTATATAAATATTGTAATGATGAAACTTTAAAATATTTTAATATTGATAGGCATAAAGTAAAAGATTTAAATTGGTTTTTAAATTTTGGGTTTGTTTTTGGTTTTACAGAAAATAATTCAACATATAAAAAAATGTTTGAATGTGAAAGATTAGGATTGTTTACATCAAGAGAACAAGATTATCAGGATCATTTGACAAATTCAAATATTTTATTTAATGGTGAATATGTTGAACATAGACATGAAGAAAGTATTATATCTATGATTATTCAATCAGAAGGTAGAAAACTAAATGATATAAATGATGTAATAAAACAATTAAAATGGATAAAGGATTTTCCGACCTATACATCATAATAGCCGCAGTAACATGGGCGCATCTTACCGGAATACCTCAGCGGTTTAAATGGGCGTTTAAAAAGAAAAGCATCAAACCATTTGATTGTGAGTTGTGTTTATCATTTTGGGGAGTTGGGTTACATTCTTACTTTTTGACGCATGAAGCTGTATGGTTTGCAATTTGCAAAGGACTTGTTGCAGGTTTTATTTCAGTTCTTATATATAACTTTTTAAGATTAATTAAAATAATATGACAATAGAACAACGCAAAAGATTAGAAGGATTCAAGCATCAGTTGATGGTTTATGACCAGTATAAATCAATCATGCCTACAAACGAAACGATTAGGCAGATGCGACAGCTTTACCATGACATCGGACATCCACCAACTGGTAATTGTGGTGGTTGCATTCCAATGATAATTGAAACATTAGTTGATCATTTAAAAGAAGAAGGATTATATGCTACCTGAAGAAACAAAACAAAGAATGATATTGGCATTAGAACAGAACTTAGGCATTGTTACTAATGCTTGTAAAGCTATTGGTATATCTAGACCGATGCACTATAAATGGCTGAAAGAAGATGCTGAATATAGAAGGGCAGTTAAAGACATGGAGAATGCTGCTCTTGACTTTGCAGAATCACAACTATTAAAACAAATTCAAAAAGGAAATCCATTATCAACTATATTTTATTTAAAGTGCAAGGGTAAGAAACGAGGATATATTGAGCAAAACAATTTAGAAATTAAAGGAAACATGGTTTTCCGAGCTGACTTTGGCAAAGGCGATACTATACATACCACACAAGAATCAGAAGAGAATCCACGACTCGATCAATAATGGTCCTGAGAAGTATTACATTCTGAATATAGGTAGGCAGTTTGGTAAAACATTACTGGCTACAAATCAACTTTTATACTGGGCATTAAACAATAAAAACGTTAAGTGCGCATGGGTGTCACCTACATATAAGCAAAGCAAGAAAGTATTTGATGAGATGTATAAAGCATTTCAGAAAAGGCCTGAGATTTATCGGACAGTCAACCGAAGTGAGTTATTGCTTGAATATGCTTCAGGTTCTACGATTCAATTCTTTAGTGCTGAGAGATACGACAATATTCGTGGTTTTACATTTGAGTATTTAGTATGCGATGAGTTTGCGTTCATGAGTGAACAAGCATGGACTGAAGTATTGAGAGCAACTGTATTGGTTAAAGGTCGCAAGGTACTTTTAATATCAACTCCAAAGGGTAGGAATCATTTCTATAAGCTTTATCAAATGGATGGGTATAATCCGCAATATAAAAGCTTTACAATGAGTTCTTATGACAATCCGATAATTATTCCATCTGAGATTGATGATGCAAGGCAAACACTACCTGACCATGTATTTAGGCAGGAATACTTAGCTGAATTTATTGATGGTGGTGCAGGGATGTTTAAGGATGTTCAGATAAACAATACTCCTGAGATGACCGGAAGATATTATGCAGGGATAGATGTTGGTAGAGCGGATGATTATACTGTGCTGACTGT